TGGTAATATGTGGGCTAATATTAATTCACCAGGTGGTTATAATAGACCTCATAATCATGCTAATTCATTATGGTCGGGAGTATACTATATAAAAACACCTAAAAATTCTGGACATTTAAAATGTGAGGATCCTAAATCAGTTGCAACTATGACTTATCCTAAAAGAAAAGAAGGTCAGCTTCCTTCTTATTTATGGAGAGAAGTTCATTTTGAACCAGTTGCAGGAAGACTTATAATGTTTCCATCATGGCTTAATCATTGTGTTGATCCTAATATGTCTAATGATATAAGAATATCAGTGTCTTTTAATTTTTTACAGAGAGGAATGCAATAATGAGTTTTCAACAAAACAAATATCAAGTAATCAAAAAAGCAATATCCTACGATCTTGCAAACTTTGTATTTAATTATTTTTTATTAAAAAGAGACGCTGTTAATTATATGTATAAAAATAATATTATAGCTGAAAATTCTTTATTTGGAACGTGGAAAGATCAACAGGTTCCAAATGTATATTCTCATTATGCAGATTTTGTTATGGAAACATTACTTATGAAAGTAATGCCTATAATGAAAGAAAAAACAAATTTAGATTTAATACCTACGTACTCGTACGCGCGCGTGTACGAGAAGGGATCTATATTAAAAAGGCATAAAGATAGACCATCTTGTGAGATATCTACTACATTAAATCTTGGTGGAGATCCTTGGACTATATATTTAGATCCAACGGGTAGTAATAATGTAATAGATGAATATAAGAATATAATGAAACCTAATGCACCAGCAGGTATAAGAGTGGATTTAGAACCAGGTGATATGTTAGTTTACTCTGGTTGTGAACTTGAACATTGGAGAGAAGAATTTACAGGTAATATTTGTGGTCAAGTTTTCTTGCATTATAATCATGTAAATGGACAGTTTGCAGATTCAAATTTATATGATAAGAGACCTTTATTAGGAATACCACCTTTAAGATAATAGTGTAAATCAACGTATTTGGTGGTATAGAGATGTCTTATGCCATTACAAAAAATACAGTTTAAGCCTGGATTCAATAAACAACAGACTGCAACCGGAGCCGAAGGGCAATGGATTGATGGTGATTTTGTAAGATTTAGATACGGAGAACCAGAAAAAATAGGTGGGTTTCAACAATTATTATCTTCTACACTAGCAGGTCCCGCGCGAGATCAACACACTTGGACTGCATTAGATGGTAAAAAATATGCAGCTATTGGTACTTCTAAATTATTAGTTGTTTATTACGAAAATGAATTTTTTGATATTACACCACTTGGTACACCCCTTACATCTTGTACTTATACTTCAACAACTGGCTCTACAACAGTTACCATTAATAAAGCATCACATGGATTAGAAACTGGAGATTACATTATATTTACAGGTGTCTCAACTCCAGGACCAACAACAACAAGTTTTACATCTGCAGATTTTACAACCAATACATTTGAAGTTTTATCAGTTCCAACAGCGAATACTTTTACAGTTACCATGCCAGTTGCAGAAGCTGGAACAGGAGTTTCAGCGGGAGGTACTATTACTACAACTCCTTATGTTAGAATAGGACCGGTAAGTCAAACTTCAGCTTACGGTTGGGGAACAGGTTATTGGGCAGGTACACTTCCAACCTCACTTACAAATCAATTAAATGGAGCAATAAATAATTCAACAACAACCATTACAGTTGATTCAACAACAGGTTTTCCAACTTCTGGAACAATAGATATTGATTCTGAATTAATTACTTATGCAGCTAAAACTGGAACTACTTTTACAGGTTGTGTAAGGGGTACTAATGGTACAACGGCAGCATCACATTTAGATAATGCAATTGTAACTGATGCTTCAAGTTGGATTGGTTGGGGATTACAATCAAACACAACTACAACAATATTAGACGCTGCTTCTTGGTCACTTGATAACTTTGGCCAAATACTCGTTGCTACAGTTAAGAATGGTGGAATATTTACTTGGAATCCTGGAGCAGCATTTCCTCTTACAATAAGAGCCACAGCTGCTTCAAACGCTCCAACGGCTTCTGTTATGACAATTGTATCAGATAGAGATAGACATTTATTTGCAATGGGAACAGAGACAACTATTGGAGATTCAACAACTCAAGATCCAATGTTTATAAGATTTTCAAACCAAGAAGATATTAATACTTGGACTCCAAAAGTAACTAATACGGCAGGTACATTTAGACTAGATACGGGTAACGAGATTCGAGGAGCTATACAAGGTAAAGATTATATCTTTGTATTAACGGATCAAGCTGCTTATGTTATTCAATTTGTTGGTCCTCCATTTACTTTCTCTGTTAGACAGGTAGGTACGAATTGTGGATGTATTGGTCAACATGCAATGGCATTTGCACAGGGCGCTGTATTTTGGATGGGTAGTTCGGGTGGATTTTTTGTCTATGATGGAACGGTGAAACAATTACCATCTCTTGTAGAAGACTTTGTATTTACAGATATTGGTACAGATAATTTAGGGATTAATTATGGAGCAGGAGATATTGTTTATGCATTTACTAATTCATTATATAATGAAATAGGTTGGTTTTATACAAAAGCAGGACAAACACAAATAGATAGAAACGTTGTATATAACTATTTAGAAAATACATGGGTTACTGGATCTTTAGCTAGAACAACTTATCAAGACTCTGATACTTTTGATTTACCTTATGCAACACAATATATTGCAAATGGTACGCCTACATTTCCAATTATTAATGGAGTAACCAATTCATTTGGTTCTACTAAATATTGGGAACAAGAAAGTGGATTTAATGAAGTAACTGCAACTGGAGTTAAAACTGCAATAGCTGCTTTTATTAGATCTGGAGACTATGATATATCTGAACAAGGATTAGGTGGAGATGGTCAATTAATTATGAGAGTTAAAAGATTTATACCAGACTTTAAAAATCTAGAAGGAAATGCAATAGTTACTTTATTCTTTAGAGATTATCCAGCAAACTCTGAATCAACACCTTCTACAACACCACCAAGTATTACCGGTCCCTTTACTATTACATCATCTACTGATAAAGTAGACACACGTGTAAGAGGAAGACAGGTAAGTTTAAAAATTGAAAACGATGCAATAGATCAATCTTGGAGATACGGAACTTTAAGACTAGATATTGAAGCAGGAGGAAGAAGATAATGGCAAAAATTACAGCATACGTACCAGAACCATCACCTGAATATGATGTTTCTAATCAAAGACAAATACTTGAATCAATCAATACAATTAAAGATCAATTAAACTTTTCTTTTCAAAAAGATTTAAAAGATGAGATGGAAGCATTTAATTGGTTTATATTTAGTGGACCTACAGAATAATGGCTATCAATTATAAAAATCAAGGGTATGATTTAACTACAACAGCTTCAACAACTGTTTTAACTATCAGCACTTCTACCGTTGCTATTATAAAAGAAATAGCAGTTGCTAATGATGATAATAGTGCTCATAAAGTAGATTATTCTTTTCATGATATATCTGCCTCAACTACTTATAAATTTTATCACACAAATGTTCCAGCAAATTCACATGATAATGCAGTACATAATGCTCTTGTATTAGAAGAAGGAGATTATTTATTATTTCAAGCTGATACATCAAATGTCATCTCTGGACAAATCTCTTATGCTTTGTTAAGTAGGACTGGAGAAAATGGATAATTTACCTAAGATAGAATGTAAGACAGTAGAAGTTATAAAAAATAAAAAAACTGGAAAGACATACAATACTATGGAAGAGTTTTTAAAAGAAAACACAATAGAAGATTTACAAAAAGATTTATCAATCACTGTTACAAATAAAGGTTTAGAATTATTACAGAAAGTAATGAATCAAAAATGAACCCAAGAGGTGGAACAGAGCTACAAGTAGAGCTCTTAGAAAGATACGTAGATAAAAAATTATTAGAACAGGTTCAAATAACAACGTCTGTACCTGAGAAAATACCTTTACATTCAACTAAATTAAACATTCTTTGGCAACAAAATTCATACGATCAATCTAATCTAGCACCATGGTTTAAAAATAAAGATAATCATAAAAAATATGATTGGTATGTATTTAACTCTCATTGGTGTTATGAAAAATACAGAATGGTATTTGATGTACCGGTGGATAAATGTTTAGTTATTAAAAATGGTGTAGAAAAAACAAAGGCTAGAAATTTAAAATATACAAAAGGTAAACCTATTAAATTAATCTATACTTCAACACCTTGGCGTGGACTTAACGTATTACTAGGTGCTATGCAGCTAGTTAAAAACCCACTTGTTAGTCTAGATGTATATTCATCAACACAAATTTATGGAGACAGATTCAAATCAGCCAATGACGAAAAATTTAAAGATTTATATGAACAAGCAAAACTTATACCTAATGTTAAATACATTGGTTATAAACCAAATGAATTTATAAAAGAAAATTTAAAAAATTATCATATGTTTGTTTATCCAAACATATGGGAAGAGACTTCTTGTATTGCAGCGATTGAAGCTATGGCCGCAGGACTTTATTGTATCACAACTAATTATGGTGCCTTATTTGAAACTTGCGCTGAGTTTCCAGTATACGTTAATTACGATAATGACTATATAAGACTAGCTCAAACATTCGCAACTGTGATTGATATGGCTGCAAACCAGCTGCACGAAGCGAGCGTCGAGAGTCATTTAAAATTACAAGTTGAATATACTAATAGATATTATTCATGGGAATCAAAAGCAAAACATTGGAATAATTTTTTAAAAGGAGCATTGAATGCAAGATCCAAGTAAACCTATTTGGTTTGATAAAAATATTAATGAAAGAGTGGTTGATATATCTGAACCTAAATATAAAATATTTGTAGCAACTCCGGTACATAGTGAGTGTTCAATTCATTACACACAAGCATTATTAAAATTTCAAAAACTATGCATGATGAATAGTATCATGGTATCTTTCTCCCTTCTTAAATCATCTTTAGTTACACAGGGAAGAAATTTATGTGTAGCTAATTTTTTAAAAGATCCAACTAATTATACGCATTTATTATTTATAGATTCAGATATTGATTTTAAATTTGAAACCATAATGAAGATGTTAAAGTTTGATAGAGAAGTAATAGCAACACCTTACCCAATGAAACACATACATTGGGATCAAATATGGGATAGAGTTCAAAAAGGAAAAATTAAAAATATAGAACAATTAAAAAGAGCAGGACATGCGTTTCCTATTAAATTAGATAATCAAAAAGGAAAAGAAATACCAGTTGTAGATGGTGTAATAGAAGTCTCGCACGCACCCACGGGATGTATGTTAATTAAAAAACAAGTATTTGATAAAATGATTAAAGCTTATCCAAATGATAAAATAGAACAAGCAACTATTGTAAATGGAATAGCATTAATTGATGAATATAATTATAATTTTTTTGATACAATTCATGATCCTGAGACTAAAAAGTACTATGGAGAAGACTTTGGTTTTTGTAAAAAGTGGACTGCAATTGGTGGTAAATGTTATTGTTATGTAAGTGATGATATAACTCATGTTGGTGAATATCAATATAATGGTAAATTAATGGACAATTTAGATATATCAAAAACCGTTGACGATACCGATAAAAACAAGTAAAGTATACGTTTTCAGGACTTTGTGCCTGCCTATAATAATTAATTAATATGACAATAGCTCGAGCACAAATGTATAGACAATTATATCAAATGGGTGGAATCGGATCATTACCAATGAATTTTGGTCAACCATTAGAAGTTCCTCAACAAATGCCTACTAATTTTTCTTCAGCACAAAACATTACAATGAATCCATTATTAAATTATGGACAACCACAATTAGGTCAAGCAGGTGGAACACCTTTAACAATGGCAGGTGGTGGAATTACAAGATTAGGTTATCAAGAAGGTGGTATGGATCAAATGATGATGGAACCACAAATGCAAGAACAAGCTATGATGCAACCACAGATGCAACAAGCACCAGAAGGAATTATGAATGCAATGCCACAAGAAGCTGGCGACGCGCAGCAGGGACAAACTGCTCTTCTTACAATTGTAC